TTACAACATGCTAATTATCCAGTGCCATAGCAAGATATTTGCTGAAATCAATCCGCCTAATACTATCCCGCAAATACAAGCGCAAAACAGCACCACGACAATAGCGGCTAAAAGTCCGCCAGCAGTTTTAACCATGTTTGCCATTTTTGACCTCCTACCAACTTGTTATGGGATTGAACAAAATAATGCAAATATTGACCAGCCAATTACCCATCCAGGCGCTTTGAAATATAGTTCTGCTGCAATTAAGCAGCAAATTCCGCACACAGCTAGTCCATTACCCTTTAGATCCATCATTCTTACTCTCCCACTTCAATTTATTTTCTTCTCGCCGTTGACGTTTCTTGCGTCGGCGGTTTTTACTTTTGCTCTTTGACTTTGTCATGCTTGATCACCTTTCTTGGCAACAACGCAGCTCGTGGATGAGCCATCACATATTTCTGCGCATCATCTAATTGCTCAAAGACTTTGATAACCTCTAAAACACCGTAATCATCTACTAGTTGATCTTTAACAACGTAAACTGTGCCAAAATCACTTTGGCGCTTGAACTCACCATTAGTGATTGCTTTAATTGCTGATACTTGTGCTTCATTAAAAAGCATCCGGTTGTTCGCTCTAATGCCACTCCCTGACTCAGAGTAGACAACTTTGCCATCATATCTAATCATTAGTCGCACCTCTCATAAGTCTGTTCAAAAATATCTTGGTCGATAACCCAATGCTCTCCATCTATACCAGTAGCGATGTAATCACCATATTTATTAATAGCTGTGAGTCCTTCTCTAGTAGGAAGAAAATACCTACGTCCTCCCTGATAGTAAGCAGAAGTTAATTCTGCTTTATCGACAATTTGGTATTTATCTTTTATTTCTTTTGTTCCATCGAACTGTTCAGCTTCGATTAAGGCTGTCTTTCTGTATTTGTGTAGCATTAGTTCAATAGCATCTCCTCTGAATAATCTTCTGGTTCAACTGGCCCATTAACAGCTAAATCATGATCTGTAACTGACGACATATAGCCGTCTTGCTCTTGCTCGTAATAATCAAGCACAATGTTCTTAGCACGTTGTTTGCTTTTAGCTATAACAAGATGATCTTCGCCGTCATACTCTGGATTAAGCATTACTACTTCGTAAATGTGCATTATTCTTCCTCCTAAACAATTGCTAGCTGTGCATTGGTCTGCCGAATTTCTTGTTGCAATTCAAACGGCGGATACCAGTTATTGACAAAGTCGATTACTTTATCAAAGTCTTTCATTGGTAAATCGTTATATCTATCTTGATCGAACGTCTCACGATATGAACTGAACAATGCACGATATGTCTTAGCTCGAACGTTCTTGTCACGATACGCATTAGACTTCTTGCCTCCAAGAACATTGATAATCTTTGCGTTACGCTTCTTACAGAATGAATGCGCCATGTTACCAGGCAATCCCATTCGATTCTTAATGTCCTCAACGTCTGTGGAAAGGCTCTCATAGCCTTTAGCGATCAATTGAATTTGTTCAGGCAAACTAAGGGGCTTTTGCTGTTGAAGTTGCTTTTCCATCTGGTTGAAAGCGTCAATGTACTTCAACTTGAATTGGTCCGCCTTTGCACCAGTAAAGCCAAATGCAATGAACGTAAAGCCGTCGCGGTTCATGTAGTACATTTTGTTAGCCTTACCACTAGCGTCTGTATAAGTTCCTTCGACAAACATATTTTTGTACTGAGCCGAATTTTCGGCTGAGTTAATTTTGTTATTAATCGCTTCAATTACGTGCTTGTGTTTCTTGTTAAATACCCTTGCTACTTGCAAGCTGGTTGTCACTGCTTGCCGGTCACGCATGATTACTAATTCTTCTGTCATTCTTTAATTCCCTCCGCTTCGTAAAAGTCTAAGATGGCGTGGCTGGCTTCTGGTAATTTACTAATCAAATCAAAGTTAAAAAGATCAGCGTAAAAATCCATAAAGCGAACACTAATAGAAATGTAATCGTTGGGAGCCACTCCTTTTCCGTTTATCATAAGACGAGCCCCAAAAGTTACCCATCCGTTCATTTCTTCATAATACTTAAATCCTAGTTTCTTCATGTGGTGCTTCAACGCTTCTAAGTTAGTTCTTGTGCTTGTTGATAATACTTTTACTTCTGTGCTCATTGTGCTACCTCCCCACAGTTATTCAATTCTTCTAACGTACTCCAGGGCCATGAGCCATTTGGACTATCGGATTCTGAAACGTAAGTAAACGGACGGTAATTAATTGCCAAGTGTGGCACCCGTTTATGTTGCCAATCTCCTTGATAGTTACGCTCATACCAAGTACCGTCTTTCATCACGATTACTAGGTCGATTGCTAATTCTTGTGTATCTTCTTCTGGATCGTGATTGATTTGTGAGAAACGACAATCAAACTCTTCCCAGCTCATTGCCAGCTTTCCGTCTGCAGATCCGATCCACGCAATATTCTCTGTATCAAAAATTAAGTCTTTGATTTGACTAATTAAGTTATGCTCACTCATGCTGTCTTTTCCTCCTCGTAACTCCAACTCGTACAAGCTTTATCTCGCATTAAACGGCACTGGTGGCACCAATCAGCTGCATCTTTAACGTTTTGCTTTGTGATCGGTGATTTCAAGGCTTTTTTCATTTGGTTTCCTGTAAAAGGCATAGTGTAGTTGCTGTCATGCTCGTCTAATTGTGATAGATAATAAATCGCTATCTTTAGCTTGGCTTTAACGAATTTGATTGCCTGTGCCTCAACATTATGGCTATCCCATTCATCTTGTGTTATCTGCACCATACGCTTAGCAACAGCCCACTTAGCCCGTACTTCGTCCTTAGTCATTTGTTAATGCACCTCACTCTCGTCTGGTAGTTGATCCATCCAATTACCTTGATCAGGTTCACCCTGTTCCTTTTGCTCTTGCTGTTTCTTAAACCACTCAGGCATAGGTTCGTTAATTGGTGCACGTTTTCCATACCTTTGCCTTTGATTATTAGCCGTGCTAGGGTTTGCGTTTAAGTACCCGTCAATCTTTGATGAGCGAAATAGCGTTTCTGGCTTCAAGTAATTGTCGCCTAATTCGCCGTTTCTAAACGTTACACCGTGCCACAATGAGTACATGTTATCGACTACCTTTTTCATCTCATCGACTGTGTAGCCTTCTTTAAGACGAGGTTCAATGATTCGCTTATTACCATCAGCATCAGGCTTAAAGTGCTTGCCAGTTTTTTGATTGAGATATTCAACAACTTCCCGCCGCTGTGCAGCGATTGGTGATTGGGCTGGCTGTGCCTGCCCTTTATCTCTTGTAGTAGTCTCTTGTGTAGTCTCTGTGTAGTCTAGTGGTATAGGTTGGGTAGATTTTTCCTCTTCCATTGAGTAATTTTTGCCATCTCCATTGGGTAAATCTTGCTCATTCGTTGGGTAGTTTTTACCTAATCGTTGTTCCAAATGGGAAAATGCGTCATAGTCAATTCGATACCACTTTGTTTTGTCGAAAGCTGCCTTATTATAATTACCTGTAATAATTAGCCCTCGTTTTTCTAAATCGTTAAATTTGTTAGTTAAAGTTTTTCTAGTAAGCCATGGGAATTGCTTGTTCCAATCGGCCATACTGTTATAGACCCATCTATGATTTTCTCTTACTAGATTAGAGCGTTGTAACCAATAATGTAGTTGTTGAATAATCACAGCCTCATCTAAACTTTTAAGTGCCTTAGCTAACGATGCTTGAACTTGTAACGGTCTTTCATCAAGTAGTAGCTTGCTCATAGTTACCTTTAACTCCTAACTTTTTTAAGTCATCCTTACTCAATCTGATTCCTATGATTGTAAGGTGATATTTTTTGCAGAATTCAGTTAATCCAATCTTATGAAACTCGATATGATGTACTCTGCATAGCGCCATTACACGATGCTTAGTGTGGTCAATCTTGGTTCTGTCTCTTCCCATGCCTACCGTGTCGACATGGTGAAAGTCTGCATGCTGACCACAGATTAAACATCGCTTGTGCATTAAGCATTCATACTGAAAATGCTCTTCATTTCTTGGCAAAAGTTCATATCCTTTCTTAACTGGTACTTGATTGTCGAAAATAAAATCAATCACATAGTCAATTAATCGTTTAGCGTCACTCATGCTATTAGATGAGCCATCCTTTAAGCTGATTTCTTCACCGTCATTCTTGATCCAGTAGAGATTGTGGAAGTATTCATCAATTATTTCTTTGCTCTCTCCAGACCAGTTAATAATGTCACCTAGTAACGCATAGTAAAAATGTCGTTGTAACTCGCTTATTTCACGTTTATCAACAAAAGTGACCATCGCAGGTACACCTTGAACTTTGCCGTCATTGATGTTGGCTACATGTTCCCAGTTGACTTCTTCCAAGTATTCGGAAATTCCGAAACGTTTACCGCCCTTTTCTTGAACATAAACTCTTGCTGGAATCTTCATTGATGGCATTTATATCAGTCCTTAGAATGGTAGTTGGTCATTATCAATATCGATTGGAGCACCGTTGTTGTTATTATTAAATGGCTGTTTATTGTTTGCTTGATTAGCAGTGTTAAATCCGTTATTAGTTTGATTACTATTGTTTTGAGGGCGCTTTTGTCCGTTTGGTTGACTTCCGCCCGCTTGTAACATGCGATAATGTGTTACTACTAAGTAGGTATTACCGTTGTAATCACTCTTTTGCCATTCAGTCTCAACAGCTAATCGTTGTCTGAGCATCTTCTGAACAAATTCCGGAATGGTATGAATGTCAATTCCATCTTGGAAACCTGCCGCCATCATTACTGTATTAAATCGCTTAATTGATAAATCATGATTTTCTTGCGAGGTATTAGTCCAAACAAGACGGTCATAAATATGTTTACCTTTTTGTGTTCCGTCCATAACTACATAATCCATTGAAGCCATTGGATTACCATTATTTGAATTTTTTGCTATTGATTCCGGTGAAACTACAACGTTGTAAATACCCGCCTCATCTGGTACTTGTGATCCAAAAACATTGTTATGATTAGTTGTAAATAATACTGGTTGATTGTTATTCATAATTAAGCAGCTCCTTCTTCTTTTGCTTGTTCTTCTTGTTTAGATTCAATTAATTCTTCTGCATGAAACTTCTTACGGTCATCAATTCTGTTCTTTCCGTGATTACCGCTTTCTGGGTCGCAATCAATCCAGCGTTGATTATCTTGGACGTATAGCCGTCCGACAAAATCAAACACACTAGTAAAGGCGTTGAATGTTTTCTCATTCATATCAGCACCATAGCGTCCTGCTCCTGTTAATCCACCAGTACCGTTATCAATTTGGTGTGCAGTAGCGTAGATAGTTACATTGCTCTCTCGTAGCATGGTGGCTAATTGTCTGAACCAAATTTGTAACTTCTGATAATTCTGTCGATTATCTTTTGAAGCATTGTCGATGTTTTCTAACACTAAGTTTTGTAATGAAGTGACGTTGTCTAATGCGATTGCTTGATATTCGCCACTCTTAATGGCTCGTTGTAAGAAGCCCACCGTTAACTGCTGAATGTTAGCGAAGTCGTCTTCTTCAACTACCATGAAGTCTGTATCCTTTTGATGACGTAGCGGATTGGTTGACTTATCAAAACTGAAAAGAAGTTTTTTCCCTTTGAACTGTTTGAATAAGCTTGTTTTTCCAGTTCCGCCATCGCCATAAACGAAATACATATTTGGCACTTCTGGGATTTCGCCAGCTTTATAGAACTTCATAACTTACCACCTACCGATCCAATCGAATGACACATTGCTTCTTGCCACCCTTTACACCAGATAATCCCTCAATAATTTCTCCCGTTTCATTAAGTATGACTTTTCCATCATCTGTAATCGTGGTAGCTTCCTTGATTTTTGCTTTATCAAGTTCGGTGACTGTTTTGAGTAAATCACTAGGTAACTGCTTCATTGCCTTCCTTTGTGCAACAGCACCTCCCCACTTCCAACTATCACTGGTCATTCTTGCTTGAACATTACCCATTGATGTAGATACAGACGTTTGACCATGCTCAGTGTCAATAAATCCAAGCAATTCTGTCATCAAGATTGCATTATCGTCTTCCGCCCTTTTTATTTTGCTTTCGTAAAAGTTTTTAACTTCATCAATTTCTGCCTTTTCAGAAGCCTTTGCTTCTTCAATTAATTTCTTGTTTTTCTTGTACTGCCGTAAACGCTGATTAATTGCAACAGCTTTATCAGCTTCAAATTCCACTTGATTATTCATTACACCCACCCCATTTCACGAGCAAAATTGTCGTTATACATATCAAGCCACCAATAAAGTTCTTTTAGCACGGAATCGTTAGCCCGCACGCTTTCAACTGAAATAACATTCAACACGTCTTTGATCTTGCAAGCATAGCCGTCACGTTGCCCCATGTAGTAAGCAGCAGAGCTTGGCATTTCTGCTATTGCTTTAAGTAATTGATTTTTCATGCTATAATCTCCTTAGTGTTATATTTTTCTTAGTTACTTATCGCCATCGGATGTGTCGGATCCGGTGGCTTTTTTGTTTGGGTTATCTGGATCACCGAGCGCCCCTAAGATTTGCCAGAATAAGACAAATCCAAAGACAAGGAACAATCCAGACCCGCAAAACAATGAGATTAACATTGCAGCAGTTAAGCCCGTACAAATTAAAGCTGGTTCATTCATTTGTTTCATCTTCTTTCTCTGAAAACATCTAAGCTAACGTCTAATGCGTCAGCAATCTTGCACATATTTTTGAACGGTGGTTCCTTCCCATCGTTTTTGTAGTTATAAATTGTTGTTAGCGGTATGCCTGTCATTTTAGATAAGCGATAAACTGTTATCTTTTGCTTGTCTAACTGAACTTGTATGATATTCCACAACATCTTGTATAAATCAACCCTTTCTATATCCATATGTAGTGCTATAATCAGATTTACGATTGTTTACAGATACACTCCTTCTTGTGAATCAATCGTAAATTCAATTAAAGTGAGGTGAAACCAATGTATTTTAGTATTCGTAAGTCATCTGATTACCAATATTATTTCGTTATCAAATCAGATAATAATGAAGTGGTTGCTACCAGTGAAACTTACATTCTTAAGGAGTCAGCTGAACATACCATCAATGCAATTAAGAATGGTATCAATTCTTACACTCCAGTAGTTGATATTACTGATTGTTAATTATTCGTTTGATCTTATTAGCTAGAGTTAGATTTTTTGCAGCTTGTTCTTCAAGCTGGCAAGCAATCTTCTCTAGCTCTTTTTTATTTTCTTCATCCATAAATCGTTACCTCCTAATGTTTCTTTCGATATTTTGGCTTCAATACATTCAACTTTTCGTCTTCAATGACGTTAACGATTGCTCCAATTAAGAAGCAAGCCACAATTGCTAACACGCACCATGCTAGATACGCCATTTAATCACCTCTCAATCGTGGGTCCAGTTTAACTATTGCATCATGTTCTAACTTTCTTCCTGCTAAGTAATCTTCTAAATCAGGTACAACTACATAAAGCATTCCTTCTTTTTTAGGGAAAATACGCTGTTCTTCTTTATCGGACATACTCCTTCGCAAACTATCTAAGAAGGCTCTGGAGCCATAACGTCCTTCATCGACAACATCCTTGTATTTTCTTAAACCATTAGCATCCTGTTGTGTCCGATTTAGTAGTGGAACAACAATTTCATTAGTAAATCTTTGCAAAGCATTATTAACAATTTTTTGAATTTCTTTCTCGCTTGTAACGATGACAGTAGACTCGGACATCTAATCAACTCCTTTCTTTTGCTATACTTAAGCTATCCAAGGAAGGAGTAACTTATGCAAACAGTACGCAAAGAACGCATAATTCTTAAAAAACTAATCAAATTTAGTAACAACGGTAAACAAATAGTCAGTTTCGATGAACTTGGCATCAAAGATAAGTTCTATCTCAACGAACTTGCCAGCAAGGGTTTAGTTACAATCGTTGGAACGAAGCAAGATGATGAAGGTTACTATACAGAATGTAATCACCTAGCCATCACCGATGAAGGAAAACATTACTTTGAAAAGCGCTTTGAAATCAATAAAGAAGTAATATTTAAAAGCTTCTGGCTACCAATTGGAGTTGCTTTTGTTACTAGCCTTTTAACTAATGGAGTATTATATGGAATAAAATTGTGGTTAAAATAGCGGTTACTGCACTTACAAAAATTGATGTAACCCAACCGAAAGCTGATTCGTTCATTCGTTTCAGCTTTTTCTTTTCCTCATCAGTCATTGTTCACTCCCCTTTCTATCTAATTTCCTATCCAGATTTTCGCGCTTAACGAAACTTCTTCCTGAAAAAACAACACTTTCACAATGAAGAGTGACCTTAGATTGGCTGACTTGTTTTTTGACAGGTCGGTCTTTTTTATTTTTGTTTTGACATACCTTTTCCTTAGTCAACTGCATTCACCTCCGGCAGTAATTCTGGTTGCTCAAGCACTGGTAAGATTCCGTGTCCCTTGAGCGTGTCGTAGATGAACTTCCGGCCTCGTTGTGTCCACTTCAAGTTGTTGTGAACTCCCTTGTTATCGTTGTAGGCGAATGGTTCGTACTGCGTGTAGCCCTTGCCGTCGTATTTGTGATAAAGGACCCAGTGCTTACCTTGTTTGAACTGGACGCCGAACTCATGAAGCAAGCGGTTAAGCTTAGTAGCCGTCATACCATAGTCCTTGGCAATCTCCGTGACGGTCATAGTTCCTGGATTACGCATCTGACTGTCAAAGTATTGACCCTTAGGAACTAATGCTTCATAAGCCTTACGTTCCTCGATCCACCGTTCAGCACGCTTAACTGGATCATCGATCGTGTAGCTGTCCGGCTTCTTCAAGCTGGCTTGATATTCGTTGAAAAGTGACACGTATTGAGCTGTGAATAACGTTCCCTTCTTACCGGTCATTTTGTTAGCTACAAATTCACACCCCATCTTGGTTAATAGGTAGCAATCACGAATTTCTCCTTTTGCGTCTTTGTAGTTGCTTCCGATAAAGAAATCTAACGGGCTCAATTTTGAGCTGGTTGTTAAATCATTAATATAACGGTGAATATCACGCATTAAGTTTTTGTGTAACTTACCAATCATTTTGGCAACTTCACGGCTATCCAAAGCCGGTTCACCTTGAAAAATTAATAGTTGTGGTTCGTTCATAAACGATCATCCCTTTCTTGTATAATTAAGTCAGCTCACTATAAAGGAGGTGACTATTATCACTACTCATTACAGTTATGAGGAAGCTCTTGAAGACGTTGCACGCATTACAAATCGCATCCCTCCAGAAGCACGTAAAGCAATGCAGTTAGCTTCGCAAGCTAACCAACAAATTACAGAATCACTTGCCCCTATTCAGGAACAGCTTTCACAACTTCAAGAACTGATCGCTCTTACTTCGAACTTTGATATTAAAATCGCCTCGACTCTCAATAGAATCAACAATGAAATTACTTATCACCCAGTCGAATCATTTGTTAAACTTGCGGATACCGTCGATGATCTTTCCGAACCTAACTTCGATCATTCCAATCACGAAAGTCGGAAGTTTACCCGAAATAGTTATTCCGGTTGCAATGATGCTGAAGCAGACAGCACATGGTATAACGTCAAGCTTTTTATAAAAAAACAAATTGATCAGTTCAAAAAGGATAATTCCATAGAAGAGATAAAAGTCCCAGACATCGAATATTGCTTCAAGTTTTTCAAACTTCTTTTTCATTCAATTTGCGTCCTTTTTGTTGTATTTGGAACTTACGATCAATTAGCAGCAGCAACTTTTATAGAATTAGTAATTAATGCTATTGATGATGCTCTTGATCTTAAAGATAAGTAGCTGTTTCGCAGTGAAGAATAACTTGTTTTTGTCAGCCTGTTTCTTAGTAGGCTGGCCTTTTTTCTTTTGCTCGTCCATTTGATCGTCTTTCTTGTTTTATTTTATTTATTTCGCTTTTCGCAATAATTTATTTAAAAATTTTTTCAATGGGTATCCCTAGCTTCTTTGCTAAAGGCGGTAATTCAGTAGCTTGAAACCTATACTTTCCTTGTTCACGGCGGTAATATTTTTCAGGTTCCTTAAGGCCTAGGGCACTAGCCATGTCACCATATGTAAAGCCTTTCTTTGACCGTAACCTCTTAATTAAGTCAAGATTTATCATCCCTGGCATTTATTAGCCTCCTTTCGTATCATTGCGATAAACGCAATTGATTTACGGTTATTATATTACATTGCTATTTTCGCAAAGTCAAGGTTTTTATTGCAAAAATAGCAATATCTATTAAAAACATTTGCGAATTGCGCTATACTTGTTGCGTAAAGCGCAATAAGCAAAGGAGGCCATCCTTTTGAATGATGACATTTTACGAGAAAAAATAATAAAGCTACGAGAAGAACATGGTTGGAGTCAGGCAGAACTCGCTCGACGCATCAACATGAATAATACTGCCTTAAACAAAGTTGAAAAAGGAACTCGCAAATTGTCTAGTTCTGAACTCAGTGAATTGGCTTCTGTTTTTAATGTTACTACCGATTACCTTCTTGGTCGGACACCTACACCTCAATTTACCCGTAGAGACGAACGTGATGTTCAAAAGACACTTGAAGAGATGTTTAATGGTTTAAGCGATAAAAACGCTCTTTCATATATGAAAAATGGCGATCAAGAAATTGATGAAGAAGATGCTGAACTACTACGGGCTTCTCTTGAAAATGCAATTCGTATGTCGAAGATTCTTGCGAAAAAGAAATTCACCCCTAAAAAGTATCGAAAGAACGATGACTAGGAGTGAATGTGAATGCGTAATGCTGATTGGATAAAGCGAAAAGCGTTAGAAGTTGTATATGACGCTGGTACAAATAATCCTATGAAAATTTGTGAAGAAAATGGAATCTATGTTTGTCACCGAGATCTTGGTAAGGCTTTTCTTGGACACTATACAAATATTAGACGTATTCCATTAATCACACTTTCATCGCAAAATAGTGAATTTGAAGATACTTATACTTGTGGTCACGAGTTAGGTCATCATTATTGCGATCACGGGAATAACACTGAATGGCTTTCAAGGCAGAACTTAAAGTTTAATACTTGGGGTTCAGAATATGAAGCCAATCTTTTTATGGTTAATATCATGCTAGCTGATGTTGATTTCTCTGAGTTTGAAACAAAGGAACAACTACTAAAAACATATGGCATTCCACTCTGGGCATCACGGTACGTTAATCTTTTATAAAGTAAAACTTTAGCAAAGAAGATGACTAACTTTTACGACCAAAATCTGATGTCGTTAAAATCTGTAATTTTTATTTTGGGGGAGTTTAGTTTGAAAAAGCCTTATTTGCAGATTGGAACTACCGCTATATTAGCCCTGCTACTACTTACTGGTTGTTCCAATCAATCACATAAGACCACTACAAGTCGAGATAAAGCTGAATCATCAAGCCTCGCTAAAGAATCGGCCAATGATTTAACAGAAGATGATGATTCACTTGATGATAACGAAGCGGACGAAGATTCAGTAGATGTAGACGGAAACGATAATTCAGAGAATACAACTACTAAAAGTCAGGCAAGCTCATTTAGTATGTCCGATGTAAAAATACCTTCTATTCAGCTATCTGGTGGTTCTTCAGTAACCGTTCCAAGAGTTCAGCCTAATCAATCACCTTCTATTAGTTCGACTACTAACGTTATTAACTCACCTGACCAAGCTATTGCAGCTGCAAAAGCAAAATATGGTGATCAAAACGGAAAAATACATTGGAACTGTATGATTGATGGTACAACTGGTAAAGCCATTAATGATGGCTATTACTTTGTTAAAGGAACTGCTGACGATGGTACTATGACTGGTACTCAATATAGTCTACGTGTTTATCCAGACGGAACTATCAAAGAGAATTAGGGATTGTGAGGTTAAACTTTGGATACTAAAAATAACAAGAAACAATCACAATTTTGGAAAGGTGATCCCTCTGGTGGTTTTGCGACCGGATTAGTCGCCGGATTCATCATTGGGCTAATCAATATTTGTTCATTCAATATTCCTTGGTTGGGAAGAATTTGTTTCATAGCAATTTGGCTCGTAATGGGGACACAACCCCTATTTAAGGACACACGTACACCAGAAGAAATCGCTAAGGATAAAAAAGAACGGGATCAAAAGTTTGAGGAAATAAGAGAACAAGCTAAAGCAAGAGAAGCTGAACGTCAAGCAACAAAAGAACAAAAACGTGAAGCAAAAATGCAAAAGAATGAGCTGAAACTTCAAAAGAACCAACTTAAGATTCAGAAACATCAACTTAAAAACCGCAATAAAATAAAATGCCCCAAGTGTAGAAGTACAAACGTACAACCACTCGGAGTTCACAAGAAAGGATTTTCAGTTGGTAAAGCTATTGGCGGCGCTGTATTAACCGGTGGAGTTGGTGCTGTCGCTGGCTTTCTAGGTAAAAATACAAATCAAACCGATTTTGTATGTATGGACTGTGGAAAGCAATTCAAGAAATAATATATGTCCAAGCGTGATCGACGTTAAAAGCTATATTAGGGAGTAATTGAATATGAGTAGAATATGTTGTATTTGTGGTAAAAAATTAGGAATGCTTGATGCAAAATGCTTAACAAAGGATAAGGAGAGCGTTTGTCAAGATGATGTTCAACGTATCTTTAGCGATAAAAGCGTTACTAAATTGGGAATAAAATTAAATGCAGCTAATGCAATCGCAAATTATGAAAGTTCTTATTTAATTAGTTTAGTAGCTGATGGCAAAAAAATTTCTATTAATAGTCAGTTAGATAGAATCTCTGAACAAGTTGACAAAGTTAAAGCCGATAAACTTGTTGGTGTAAAGCCTATTCTCAAAGCTTTGCCTTCAATATTAGATGAAGATGAAGAAATATTGTGTGCAACAAATGGAAATAGTGGGTCTGAAGTGATGCTTCTTTTAAGCACGAATAAAAGATTTTTAGCTGTTTATAGAGCTCCTATGGGATTGGAAACAAAGTCCATTAATATTCCTCTTTCTAAAATTAATGATTTGTCTTATAAATCTGGAATGGTATTTGCTAAATTATTCATTTCAAACGGATCTCAAAACTTTAAATTTACTAATTTGTCATTGGACGGAGCTAAAGCACTAACTAATTCATTAAACGAACAGTTAAATAGAAATGAAAATACTGTCTCACAAAATACAGTTACAAATTCTGCTGACGAAATTGTAAAATTCAAAAAGCTTGCTGACAATGGAATAATTACGCAAGAAGAATTTGAAGCGAAAAAGAAACAACTGCTTGGACTTTAACGTAAATAAAAAATCCTCTCCGGAGAAAGGACGTGATTAAATGCGAAGCTTATACAGAAGAATTGAAAATAATTGTAGAATTTAAAAAATATTTTTGATGGCTTTCTTTATATCTGCACTAGTAACATTTACTTCAGATTTAATTTTTCCGAATCATTGGATAACAAAGTTTCTAAAAGACTTTGTTATGCCAGTTACCAGTCCATTTGTATTCCTTATCTTCGGAATGATAAATGCTGAAAACGAGAAATTAGAATCTTAAGTTAATAATCATTAATTAACACTTTATAATGAAAGGACACATATTTATGTCAGAAGAAAATAATTGTAAAGTAATCAGTTTTATTAATATGAAAGGTGGAGTTGGCAAAACAACTCTAACAATAAATATTGCTTATACACTTGTTAAGGAATTTCATAAACGCGTATTAGTAATAGACATGGATCCACAATTCAATGCAACTCAAGCTTTGATGACAAAATTTAGAAGCATTGACTTTTATCAAAAATTATTAAAAACAGGTCCCACTATAGCGAACCTACTAATAGATAGCAATAATAGTATGGTAAAAAATAATAACGAAGAGCCAACCATCAAGAATAGTGTTCAGCACTTATTTTCTAATGAAGACGAAAAATTTGACTTAATTCCTGGTGATTTATCTTTAACCGAATTTGAAACTACTGCTCGTGGTGCTGAAAAAAGGCTTAAAAAATTAATCGCAAAGCCATCAGTTCTTAATAATTATGATTTTATATTAATTGATACCCCGGCAACCTATTCTGTTTATTCTCAGGCTTCTCTTTTAGCTAGCGATTATTATATTGTTCCAATTGCACCTGATGTATTTTCCGCTTTAGGTTACGATCTATTACAAAAAGCTCTTAAGAAGGATCTCGTTTTAGAAGACCATAAGCTTATTAATTTAGGTATTATTTTCACTTTAACAAGTAAATCAAAAGATGAAAGAGAAAAAGTAACTAAAAATGTAAAACGAAACAATATACAAGAATCATTTGAAAAAGAGGAACGTTTTAATAAAACATTATATGAACATGAGCGAATTAGAACTGGAAAATTAGAAAATTTCATATATGATATGACTAGTACAAAAGATAATATTGTTGAAATTACTAACGAACTTCTGCAAAAACTAGGTGAGGTAAAATGACGAACCAAACTATTGATATATATATAAAACAAAAACTTGATAATCAGATTCTTTCTGTTCCTGCTATTTTAGCTATTATAGTATTTACAAAAGAATACTACTCACATAACGATGAGTTACGGCAATTTACAGAAGGCATTCTTGGCGCTGACTATAAAGATTATCTGTTTAAATCAAGAACTCTATTATATTCACGAATTATTAAAGATTTTTATGTAAATAATCAAGATACTAAATCACTTGTAAAAAAAATAAACGCTTTTATTAAAAAAGAGAATAATGAAACTAATAATCAAGTGAAGGAAAAGGATCATCAAACTGAAAAAAACTCAAGTTCAAAAAAGAGAGATTCTCAGCAAGATATAATTAAAAAATGGAGACATGTTATTGATTCTCATGATTAAAGATAATTATAAAAAAGACTTTACACTATTTAGTAAATTTGAGAAAAATAGAAAAGACTTAATAAGTAACCCGAATTTTAGGAGAATTTATGAAATTTCTTATATCATTTATAACTTACTTCCTTATTCTAAATTAGATTCTGAATTAAATAATTATTCAAACTTAGTAAAACGTGATCTCGTTAGTGCAATTGATCTTATTAATTTACAACATTTTGAATCATCAAAAAGAGATTTAAGATCCATGATGGAATCAGTTTTTCGCCTAATTGCCTATGTCATCAAAGGATATATTTATCTAAAAAGAAAAGAACGAAAAATTTATGGCCATTCTTCTCAAATTTCCAGCATTCGTTCAGCATTAGATACTTATAAAATTGGGAAACTTACAATATTAATTGATAAGTTATTCAAGAATAATATTATTTACAATGATATAAAGCCATTACTTAGTTATTACACTTCGTTCTCAAATACCGTTCATACTAATTCCAAAGAGGATATATTTCACAATGATTTATCAACTTTAACAACACATGAAAATGATGAAATTGATGACTTCTCAGACGATGTACTATCAGTATTAACCCACATTATTGGGATAATCTATTTTGCTAATTTAATATACTTTTCAGAAGATTCACTTACTCAACAAGACTTTTATTATATTAACAGCATTTTGAGAGAATATATTTGCGATAATTATTTAGAAAAAATACAAGCTAGTTACCTACATGGCCTTTTCATTAATTTTGAGTAAACTAAACCGGTCGAAATCGACCGGTTTTAAAGGGCACTATAAAGAACATATGTACGAAAGGAGAACGCCTATGTGGTCAGAAACAACAAAAGATGGCAGAATCAAATTTAGAGAACAATATAAAGATCCTCTCACAGGTAAGTATAAGAAAGTTTCTGTCACTTATGATAAGAATACCAATACAACTCGTAGAAAGGCTCAAATAGATCTAGAATCAAAAATACAGTATAAATTAAGACATGTCGATGATGGAACTATTAAAAAAGGTGTTACTTTAGGAGAACTAATCGATGAATGGCTACCTATTTATAAAACTATGGTTAAAGAGCACACTTATATTAATAATAAAAGTCGTGCAACAATCATTAGAAATACACTCGGTGAAGATGTTTTAGTTGCTAACATCAAACCAGTTTTATTGTCAAATTATTTAGATGATCTAATCTACAAAAAGAACTACAAAAATTCATCAGTTCAAAAATTTAAAGGCACTCTAGGAAATTTACTTCGATATGCAAAAAAACATAATTATATTAAAACTAATCCAATTAAAGAAGCCGATGTTAACTATAAAAAATCCAGTGCGGCTGACAAGATTGAAGAGAAATACTTTGATGAAGAAGAGTTAAATAAGATTTTAAAATATATGTATAAACGCTCCCCTCATTATGGGCGTTTCTGCGAGTTCCTTTATCAAACCGGTTTGCGTTTCGGTGAAGCGGCTGCTTTAATTCCTAATGACATAATAGAGAAAGATGGAAAACAGGTAGCCGTAATTAATAGCACCTTAGTTAATAAAAAGAAACAGCCTTCTCCCAAAACGGCTAAAAGTAATCGTGATGTTACTCTTCCTAAAAGAGCTTTAGAAATTATACATGACGAAGAAAAAGAAGCGAATGGAACTCAATTTATTTTTTCATCTGGAAGATATGGGTATCCAATGAATAATACTACTCTCAACGATTGGCTTCGTGAAGCAAAAAAAGAGCTTAATATTCAAAAAATAACCACTGTTCACACATTTCGCCATACTCACATTTCAAAACTCGCTGAATTGGGTGTTCCTCTTTACTTAATTCAAAACCGAGTAGGCCATAAAGATGCGACTACAACAAAAGATATTTATTTACATGTAACAAAAAAAGCCGAGCAACAGCTCGACTCTAACTTAGATAAGTTATAA